TTTTTCTCGCTCCAGCAGATGTATCGTCATCTCACAGGAATCACACCTGAACTACCCGGTGTGTACATGTACTCCTTTGCGCTGGACCACAACAACTACCAGCCGTCTGGAGCGGTCAACGGAAGCATGTTTAACAAGATCATTCTTCGGCTAACGCTTCTACAGCCGCTTCCACAGTCTGTTCTACATGGTGGCGGCACAACCTCTACAATGGTTTGTGTTCTGACTTCTTCGCTCTACAGTCTCCGCCCAGTCATAATCCCGGCTGCGAACGTAAATCTGACAGACCCCAAAACGGGCAAGAAGCTGTATCCCCCAGGAACCATCACAACCGTTGTACAGACGAACGACAATGTGATCTTTACGTTCACCTACAATGTGGGTGTCTATGTGGAGTCCATTAACTTCCTCCGCATCGTATCGGGCCTTGGCAATCTTGTATTCGCATCATAACAATGGTCCAGATTGTCTCCGCATATTTTGGAGACGAAAAGAGCTTCCGCAACATCACTCAATCGCTGATTAGTAAGATATCGGGTGGCGCCCTAGATGTGATCGCAGATGAGAAACTGCTGCCCGTCTTTGAGGCCGCGCCAAAGACCGATCTCTCCGTGACAGATCAGCGCAACATTCGGAATGAATCCGTCAAGGCCTGTGGCGGGGAAGCAGATCAGAAGTGTATTGAGGCCACCAAGCTCCAACTCCAGCAGGATACGCTCAAAGAGAAGGAGCTTCAGGAGGTGACGAAAAACGTTATCAAGGGTCGCCGACTCACAGTCAACATTCTTGAGAATGGAAAAGTGAGGAAGCTCGTAGCACCCGATGGACAGAAGCTCCAGCTCAAAGATGTGGAAGGTGGAGTCACTCCCGACAATAAGCTCGAGCTGCCCCCGGTGGATCTCATATACAAGCGCGCCTGGGAAATCGCTGCTGTCATTTTTGCGGCATTCCTCTATGTGTTTAGTATCGCAGCTGTCTATGCGATCTTTATGCGCCAGTATGAGATCACCGGAAAGGCATCCTTCCAACCGATGGCGTACGGTTTGACTGTCGTATCAATCGCGGTCCCATATTCTGGATTTTTCATCATTCTCGTCTATTTCGGCTTCAAGGCCTTTGTCGCAGAATATGTGGCACAGTGATAATGATTGAACTTCATTGGTTAGCCGCTGGACTCATGTTCGGGCTCTTGGCATCTACTGTGTCGATCCCTCCGACGCGCAAACAAGCCAAAATCCCCCAGCCGAACGACTCTAGCGTCTACCACACCGACACGGGGTGTGTGCGATTCACGTCGGTAGAGGTTCCGTGTGTCCAAGACGCATCGTCGCTCAACCTACTCGCAAGTCTCAGTAAGAAGTAATGGTCAGACTTCTGGAAGCGATAAAAAACGGTGCGCCCTTTTTCTCGTTCATCATCGGCTTGGGTATCGCCGTGATCTTGTTTCACCGCAACTATTCCACGGTTCGCACGCTGGGCATGCCGCTCAAGGATACGATGGACAAGATCGTCAAGGTAGATGGAAAATGTTATCGGTATCGCGTGGAGGACGCAAATTGCGAAAACGTGTCTAATGAATAAACAATGGACGATTCAACACCGCTAGATGCTTTGCTGCCTAGCCCCCAGGGCCCTCAGTCGGCTCCCCCGATGATGCCGCTGCCCAGTGGGTCCAACAGCCACCACGGCGGAATGGCGCCCTCCTTCAAGCCCAGTCTGCCTGCGATGCGATGGATGGTGTCGTCGCTGTCCATGTATATCGCCTTCTTCTTGGCCGCCGTGATTATCTCACTCTCCCCAGCTCGTAATCTCCTCCTTCAATACGTGCCCAACGCCTACACCGGCTCCGGTGTTGTCAGCTGGACTGGCGCTGGCGTTCTCGGCGGCGCTGCCGTTGTTATTGCGCATCTTCTCAATGGCTTCCTTGCTAGCTTTCTTGGTTAGTTCCTCCTGAAACCAATATGTCAACTGTCTCACTCGTTCAGCCTGTGTCTCCTTATTCGGGTGTGGTCGCTTGTGCACCTCCACTAAGCATCTCTGGTAGTATGATTCCATACTAAAACGTAATCTATTTCAGAATAGTATACGTTTTAATAGAATGTCGTTTATCACGCGTCTGCTTCAACCAGACTATATGAAGCAACCACCGGCGTACTTTCATCCTCGTATTCTAGTGGGCCCAGGCGCGATGCTCACAGTAGCCTTTGCGAAACGATACGGGATCACACACGTCATCAACTGTGCGATGGATGACGACTCGCCTGTCTGGTGGAGACAATACGTTCCGCATCTATATGTCGTGTTGGAGGCACTTGATAGCCGAACTGGTGTGAACATTCTTGATTGGTATCCCAAGTTTGAGGAGGCTATGCAGAGATTCCTTCGTGAAGGCGATGGCGTTGTGTATGTTCACTGTCAGGCTGGTATGAATCGGTCGGCGTCCCTTGCGTTGGCATACGCATGCGCACACTTTCACATGGACTTTGATGCTTTGGTGGTCGCGACCAAACGTCAGAGACCTTGTATTCTTCAAAATACAGTCTTCATGGACCAGGTGAAGGAATTCATAAATGGACGTGTTCAAAGTGAGAAAATCCCGGGAGGCGAGCTCAACGCCAAACGCGACGGGGACGTTGGACTCTTTACATCAAGGTATCGTTCAGACTCTGAAGGAGTCAAAGACAATGCAGGAGACATTGAGGACCGAATGCGAGACTTTGAAGAATGAGATTGAGACTCTCCACTTGAAGAACGAGATTACGGATGTAGTCAAGGCAAATCAGCTTCAGATCCGAGTTCGTGAAATCACAGAGGAGTTGGAGCATGCGCATCCTGTCCAGGAATACTACCTCAAAAACATGGATCTATTGGATGACTATTATCGCAAGCAAGATACTTCCACAACCATGACGTCGCTTCAGCCGAAGGATGCCAATACATTTATGCGCTTTTTCAATGGTGGTGTGCCCACGGATACTGGACCGAGTCGCAAACAGATGTTTGACGAATACGTTCAGCGCATGAAGTTGTCCAATGGGCCCGAGGTTATTCAGTTGTTGACGGAGCATTGCGTCCAGTGTAATGTGGCTCGTGAGGAGATTTCGTCCGAGGGTATTCTGGTCTGCCCCAAGTGCGGGTCGGAAGAGTATTCGTTGGTTGTATCCGACTTTCCTAGTTTCCGCGATCCTCCCAAGGAGCGCAACAACTATGCGTATAAGAAGATCAATCATCTCAACGAGATCCTCAACCAGTTTCAGGCCAAGGAGAGCACCATTATTCCAGAGGATGTCATGAATGAAGTCATTCTAGAAATCCGCAAGCGTCGCATCAACAACATTGCCGATTTGTCGGAGGATGATATCCGACAGATTTTAAAGAAGCTGAACAGATCTAAGTATTATGAGCACCGGGCCCACATCCTCTCTCGACTCAATGGCAATCCACCTCCCACCATCACTCCTGAGATTGAGGAGAAGATTCGGGCTATGTTTCAGGACATTCAGGCACCTTTTCTACTCTACTGCCCGAACGACCGAACGAACTTTCTGAGCTACTCGTACATCCTATACAAGTTCTTTGAGTTGTTGGAGCTGGACGAGTACAAGGTATACTTCCCTCTGTTGAAGTCGCGAGACCGTTTGATTGCGCACGATCAGATATGGAAAAAGATTTGTGATTATTTGAATTGGGAGTTCATACGCAGCATTTAAACGTGTATCGTATATCCCTTCAAGTGGCGCTGTGCGAAGCAGTTGGACTCGCAATGAGTGTTACGGCCACATCGGCAACATAACACCTTCTTTGCTTCAAAAGTATCCATTCGGTCATTAATCTTCTGCAATCTGTCAAGCACAGCTTCAATCATCTCAATCTTACTTTGATCTTCAAAACGAGCGAGAGGAAATGCCTTTGCGTATTTGTTGTTATTCACTCTGAACTTCGCTTCATCTCGGAAAGCCTCAAGTGACTTGACCTGAGGAACCGCTGCCTTCTGTTTCTCAAGCTCAGCGATGCGGGC